TTTGAAAATGTTGGAGTTGGAAGTACAAATCCAGGATATCTTTTAGTTGGAAACGAAATTATTTCGTATCGAGGAGTATCTGTAAATACATTGACTGGAATAACAAGAGAAATTGATCAGACATTGGCATTTACATACGATGCAGGAACTCCCGTATATAAGTATGAACTAGATGGAATATCATTGCGAAGAATAAACAAGCAACATACACTTCAAGATGCCACTGTTTCAGATCCAACTGATTTTGATTACTATACACTCAAGATTGATACCTCACAAAGTGGAAAAACATCCGCATTACCCTTTGGGCAAGTTGATAGAAGTGTTGGAACATCATTTCCCAAACTTTATATAAATGAAACAAGATCTCTAGGAGGAAGAAGAACTGTTACTGCTACTCAGAATATCCAGTATGAAATAGCAAAACCCAATATTCAAACTACTATATTAAATGGAACCAATATTACATCAAGAATGAGAACTGTTTCTGGAACCAGTGTTGATGGGTCCGAAATTTCCTTCGAAGATAAAGGATCTGTAGATATTGAGTTGGAAAAAACTACTTATTTTGATTCTCCAAGACTAATATGCTCTCAAATAAATGAGCAAGAAAGATTGGCAAATATTCCCAATCAAAAATCATTAACCTTAGATTTATTTTTAACTACGTCCGATAGTTATATATCACCTACTGTTGATTTGGATAGGACATCGATGGTGTTCACTACTAATAGAATCAATAGTCCTATTGAAAATTATATTACAGATAATAGAGTTAATACATTGGAGGATGATCCTTCTTCATTCATATATGCTACCAACAGTATTCAATTAGAAATTCCAGCAACTTCTCTGAAGGTAATTGTTGCTGCATATGTAAATACATCTAGTGATTTGAGAGCTTTATATTGCATTAAAAACGATGCAAAAGAACCATCTGTTTATTATCCATTCCCTGGATATTCAAACTTAACTACAGATGGAAGAGTTGTATCAGATTCTGCAAGTGATGGAACTCCCGATAAAAAAGTTATTAAAACTGATATTATTGGATATGTGACGAGTGATTTGAAATTTAGAGATTATGAATTCACTATATCAAACCTCCCATCATTCAAAATTTTCAGTATTAAATTAATTGGATCGGGAACAAATCAAGCTTTCCCACCAAGATTGACTGATTTCCGAGTTATTGCACTTGCATAATTAATATGAATAATAAAAATTACATTAAAGTTGAGGGACACTCAAATTTAGTAAGAGACGAAAAAACTAAGGCTATCTTAAATTTAAATATGAACGATTACGAAAATTACATTAGAGTAAGACAAGTAAAGGAAAATGAGTCTAAGAGAGTAGATACTATTGAAAGTGAAATGAGCAACATAAAAAATGACTTGGAAGAGATCAAAAACTTACTTAGGAGTTTGGCAAATGGATCCTGATAGTATTACTTTGGATAATTTATATAAATCATTTGAATACGAAAAACTTGCTAGGGATATAGATAGTATAGATGATTGTGATATTTTACGTAACTATGCAAAATCTTACATAAAACTTTATCTTAAACAACAAGAAGTAATATCCAAATTCTAATGGCACAACCATCTACTAGACAACAACTTATTGACTATTGCAAAAGAAAACTGGGATCTCCAGTTTTGGAGATAAATGTTGCTGATGAACAAATTGAAGATTTAGTAGATGATGCCGTCCAATTTTTCCAAGAAAGGCATTTTGATGGAGTATATCCAGCATTTTATAAGTACAAAGTAACTGCAGATGATATTGCTCGCGGAAGAGCAAGGGGATTGAGTCAAAATGATGTTGGCATTGTGACAACATCAGTACTTTCAAATATTGTAGGAACTGCTACTACTTTTTCATATTATGAAAATAGTAACTACCTACAAGTTCCCCCAAACATTATTGGAGTAAATAAAATTTTTACCTTTGATGGTGCAAATTCAATTACTCACAATATGTTCAGTGTTAAGTATCAATTGTTTTTAAACGATATTTACTATTGGGGGACAACTGAACTATTAAGTTATGCAATGGTTAAAACTTACTTGGAAGATCTGGATTTTCTCCTCAATACACAAAAACAAATAAGATTTAATAAGAGACAAGATAGATTATACTTAGATATTGACTGGGGATCAGTTACAGAGAACCATTATTTTGTCATCGATTGTTATTCAACACTAGATCCAAATGATCATTCAAGAGTTTGGAATGATTCATTCTTAAAACCATATTTAACTTCTTTGATTAAAAGACAATGGGGGCAAAATATGATGAAATTTACTGGAGTTAAACTTCCCGGAGGTGTTGAGTTGAATGGAAGACAGATGTATGATGATGCTCAAAGAGAGATTGACATTTTGATGGAGAAGATGTCGAGCACATACGAACTTCCACCTCTAGATATGATCGGTTAATCATATGCTAAATCCATTTTTTCTTCAGGGTTCAAAATCAGAGCAAAGTCTCATTCAAGATTTAATCAATGAACAGTTGAGGATGTATGGGGTTGAAGTATATTATCTACCGAGACAATACATTACTGAAAAAACTGTTTTAAGAGAAGTAATTGAGTCAGAATTTAATGATGCGTATCCAATTGAAGCATATGTGGATACTTATGATGGTTACGCAGATAATCCAACAATTCTATCAAAGTTTGGAATTCAATCTTTGAATGAAATAAATTTAGTCATTTCTAGAGAAAGATTTACAAATTATATTTCATCATTAATTGTCAATAAAGATAATATTAAATTATCTTCGAGACCTAAAGAGGGTGATTTAATATATTTCCCTTTAGGAAAACGTTTATTTGAAATTAAGTATGTAGAACACGAAAAACCTTTCTATCAACTTCAAGGACTTTACACATATCAATTAAGATGTGAGTTGTTCAGATATGAAGATGAGGTAATTGATACTAGTATTGATGAAATTGATGAACTAGTTTCGGGCAGTGATCCAGATGATTTGGAAAGAAAACCCATTGGAAACATCACAAACTTGCGTATGGTGGGATCCGGAGTTACTGCAACAGCCATTACTTCACTGGTAAATGGTGGGGTAAGGCAGGTAACTATCACAAACCGTGGCAGTGGATATAAAACAATTCCAATTGTTGGGATTTCCTCCGCACCACCTTCAGGTAAGACTGCTTCAGCTATTGCAGAAATGATCAGTGGAATAGTTGTTTGCAACGACAATATCAATCCTTCATCAAAATCTGTTCAGAAAGTTTTAATAACAAATCCAGGATACGGATATACATCTCCGCCAGGAGTAAGATTTATTGGAGGGGGTGGTAGTGGAGCAGCGGCAACTTCTACGATTGGTGATGCAGTTATTGGCATTGTTACCATAACAAATAGTGGTTCAGGTTACGTAACTCCACCTACTATTACTTTTACTGGATTATGTGCGGTCTCCGCAGCAGCGACTGCTGCAGTATCTTCGACAGGATCGATTACTTCAATATACATCACAAATGCTGGTCTTGGATATAGTGTTACTCCAACTATTACAATAAGTAATCCATTTTTGGTATCTTCCGGAACTTTTAATCAGGGAGAATTGGTCACAGGATCTCAGAGTGGGGTAACTGCTAGAGTTGAATACTGGAACGCGGTAACTAAATTATTGCAAGTTTCCAAATTAACTGGAGATTTTACTCCGGGAGAAAATATAGTAGGATCTGCGTCAAGTGCATCTTACTATTTAAATTCAGTTGAAGCCTATCCTGCTGATGATGGGTATGCAGCAAATGAAGAAATAGAAGAAGAGGCAGATAATATTATAGACTTTGATGAAAGAAATCCTTTTGGAATGCCGTGATAAATATTAGTTATTAATTAAGTTAAATAGTAACATTATAAGTTATCCGTATGTTTGAATATTTTTATCACGAAATTTTAAGAAGAACAGTAATCTCATTTGGTTCTTTATTTAATAACATATCAATAAAGCATAAAAACAATTCTGAACAAGTTGTAAGTTCTATTAAAGTTCCTTTGGCATACGGACCAACTCAAAAATTTCTAGCAAGAGTTAATCAATCTCCAGATTTAAACAAACCAGTTCAAATTACATTACCAAGAATGTCATTTGAATTTACTGGACTAACTTATGATTCCTCAAGAAAATCTACGACAACACAGTTTTTTACTTCAAAATCAGCAACTGATGGTACAGAAGTAAAAAAATCATATCTGCCTGTTCCATGGAACATGCAGTTTGAATTGAGCATTATGTCAAAGCTAAATGACGATGCTCTACAAATTGTTGAGCAAATTTTACCATATTTCCAACCAGCATATACAATGACAATTGAATTGGTCGATACAATCAATGAAAAAAGAGATGTTCCAGTGGTTCTTGAAAACATCACAATGCAAGATGATTATGAGGGTGATTTCACGTCAAGAAGAGTTTTAATTTATACCCTAAGATTTACAGTAAAAACTTATCTCTTTGGTCCAATTTCTTCTGTTACAAAAGATATTATCAAAAAGAGCACTATTGGATATATTGCGGGAGATGCTACAAATACTCCTACACGGGAAATTGTATATTCTGTTGAACCAAGAGCAGTAAAAAATTATACAGGAATTGTCGTTACAAATCTATCTTCAGATATAGACAAAGACGATACTCGTATAACAGTGAACAATGCAAGTTCAATTTCTATTAACACATATATCGATCTCGAAGGAGAAGAATTGTATGTGGCAGATAAAACAGGAAATGTGCTTACAGTTGAAAGAGGAAGAGATGGAACAACTATTACACCACATCTTTCCGGCGCACCAATTAAATCAATCACATCGGAAGATGATTTACTAATTGAGCAAGGTGACAATTTTGGATTTGATGGAAGTCTTAGTTGATAAAATATGAAAATGGCTAAAAAATTCGATGATCTCAATCAAGCATTTAATATTAAAAGTGACATAGTACACGTCGAAAAAGAAATATCAATAGAAAAAGTAGAGAGTATTTCACAATTTACCGATGATGTTAAAAAAGATTATGAATATACTAGAGGCAATCTTTATAGTTTAATAGAAAAGGGACAAGAATTAATTAATGGAATTCTTGAACTTGCCCAAGAAAGTGAGATGCCTAGAGCATATGAAGTTGCTGGACAATTGATCAAAAATGTTGCCGATGCAACTGACAAACTAATGGATTTGCAAAAGAAATTAAAAGACATAGAGGAAGAAAAGGTTGGAAAAGGTCCAACAACAGTTAATAATGCACTTTTTGTTGGATCTACAGCAGAATTAGCAAAACTCTTAAAACAACAGACTGAAAATGAAAACGTTTAAACAGTTTCAAGAGGATTGGAGTAATAAATATAAAAAGAGTATTGATTGTTCAAATCCAAAAGG